ATAATCATAAACAACAGTCCTAACCGTTTTTTCCGTAGCGGTTGGTGACGCATATCCATAGTAAATAAGTCCTGGGTTTCCGTTGTATTCGCCCGCTACTTTGGTTAGTGGCTCTTTGTAAGAGCTGGCATAATATGAACCGCCGCGCCCGCTCGCATAGGAGTATTCAATAAGTACCTTAAACAGTGTGTCATCCGGCACATATCCAGGCTGGCTAGGCTGGTTCGGCTCAATCGGGAACGTGCGGCCCGACACTGTGCCGTTGAAGCATTCAACGACAGACGTGTAGACCTTGCCTTCAGTGCCGGCGCCGATCTCCAGGAAGCCCGGCGAAGATGGCAGCGCAATCGTTGGCGGATTCTTGGGATTCTCGTAGGTGATCGCCGGGCTTGTTGATGGCGACGCCCATTCATAGGTGATGATCCTGACGCCGTCGAGATACCAGGTGAGCTTCTTGCTTCCACCTGATCCACAGACGCCAGTCGCCGGATCCATGATCCCGCCGGGGACTGGCTTGTTGACATCATTCGGCCCGACGATGGCGCCCGGAACACTTGATCCACCATCCAGCCCATCATCCGGGTTCGGCGTGACGGGAATATCCACCGACCCACCACCGCCGAAGTTCAGCCCGCCGCCAAGGTTGATCGGGTCGCCGCCAAGGTTGTCCAGGTCCGGCAGGCTGAACGTCTCCCCTGGCACCGTCGTATCCGTCGCGCTGTTCAGGTCGCAGCCCAGGCCGCTGCGGTTGCTGGTGAGCGTGACGCCCGTCCCGCCAGTGTTCGCGACCGCCAGCGCAATCAGGCTGCGGCCCTGGCTGTCCACCGGGAAATGCACGGCTTCATAAGACAGCTCGCCGGCCAGCGTCTTCGTGATCCGCTGCACCTGGTAGAGGTAGTCGTGGAAGCTGCTGCCGGCGCTGCTGGTGGCTCGCTCCAGCCGCACGCGAATGATGTCGCCCTGCGTCACGGCCGTGTTGTTCGCCTGCGGCTTGGCGGTGAAGCGGATGATGTGCGTGGTGTAGACGCGGCGGGCGAGGATGTGCGCCGCGACCTTCACAGCGTGATTCTCGCGGGTGCAGAACTCCGAGAGATCGTGGCTCTCGTACGGGCCGTTGGCGGCAGTGCCAGGCAGGCGCACCTCAGCCGTGCGGATGATGCCGAAGTCGTCCTCCAGCTGCTGCCGCCAGATTGCTTGCACCACGAACGGCCGGCGATCGGCAAGGCTGGTGTACTCGATCTCCAGGCTGCCGGGCGTGATGTTGTCCTCGGCGAACGTGAACACCGGCGAGATGGCGCCGGTGTTGATCTCGTTGCTGCTGGTGACCGGCAGGATCGGCCGCAGTCCACGCTTTCCGGCGCGGTTGCTCTCACACAGCAGGAACAGCGGCGCCCACTTCGCCAGGTAGTCGAGGTAATTGCTGCTCTCGGTGATCCAACAGTTGCAGGTGAAGGTGTTGGCCTCCAGGAATGCCGCGGCGCTGGTGAGCTGTTCGGTGTCAATCAGTGCCGCCGGCCAGCGGCCACTGTTGAGCATCATCCAGCGGGCCAGATCACAGAAGTTGTCAGACGGTCCGGTCTGGCCATCCGCCAGGCGCTGCATCTGCATTCCGCCGCGCAGGAAGAAATGCACCTGCTTCTTCCAGACATCAAAGCCGTTCGGGATCGTGACCCGAAAGCTGACCGTCGTCATGCCTGGGTAGGCACCCTTCGAGCCGCAGTAACTGCTGGCTTCGGCCGTCTTGTAATCTGTGCCCTTAATAGTTCTGATGTCAGCAATTACCGCATCTTGGCCGTTTACTTTGTAAGACCAGGAACTTAGCTTATCCGGCTCTGCTGGATTTGTGAGCACCGCTTCGTACCAGGTAAACAGGTTGAATGGATACTCTGTTAATTGAGCCGGGTCGGTAAGCGGGGTCGAAAGGTATAGGTTATATTGACGCTTGTCGTCGTCAGTTTCAAGATTAACGACAGCCTGTGTATTGAAGAAACGCCTCCATGGCTTATTCTGGTTGGCAAGAAAGTTACCCGGCTCCCACGTCCCGGCGCGGCGGTTGTAGGTCTGGCTGTGGCTGCCGACTCGACACAGGCCCTGGTACACGTCGCGCACCTGAATGCCAGGCAGCTGCCCTTCACTCACGACCAGCAGGTAGTAGGCCGTGACTGCATTGCTGGTGTCGTTCTCGAAGCGGCACTCACTGGCGCCGGGGCTGACCAGGATGCCGCCGAACCCGTTACGGCGCCGGCAGAACGCAATGGGCACCGGCTCGCCAATCACAATGCTGCGCTGATCGGTGTCCAGGCTCTCGCTGCCTGCTGCTGCTGCCTCCGTGGTGGGTGTGCCGACCTGCCCGGCATTGATGGCAACCAGGGCCAGCGGGTCGCTCGCGCTGAAGATCACAGCTTCGCCCCCTTGCCCATGATCTGCGTCGTAAACTTCCGCGGCGGGATCTGCGCGCCCACGGGGGAGACGGCCGAGCCCAGCTGTACGGTCAGGCTGGTCAGTCCACCGCCGCCGCCGGTCACCTGCCCGACATAGGACGCGATCAGCTGCTGTGAGGATTGCGGCGTGTTGTTGCCCAGCAGCGGGTCGAACTGATAGGTGTCGATCTGCACCAGATCGCCGCGCTCAATCGCCGCCAGGAATGCACCAACCACGATCGAGATGGCCGGAGCGCTCACGCTGATGTTGCCCTCGTCGCCGCTGATGCCCTCGGTAAAGCCCTCCGCGATGAACGGCACATAGGCCCAGCTCTGCCCGCCAGCGGTCACTGTGGCGTTGGCGTAGTAGCTCTGCCAGCGCTGATACGTCGTGCTGGTGTTGGCGTCGTAGATGCGCAGGAACTGGCTCTGGGCTCTTGCCATCAGGCCCTCCCCAGCGCGATGCGTGCGGCGGGTGTGCGCTGCTGCCGGTAGACCGCCTCAGCCGTGGCTCTCATGCCGCGCTCCAGGTCGCGCATGGTGACGTAGCGCTCGCCGTTGAACTCCATCACCGGGCCGGTGGTGATGTTGACGACCGGCGCACCTGTGCGGCTGCTCTGGGTCTTCGTGCCAGTGGAGGGGATCACACTGGCGCCGCGGGCACCGGACAGGAACCGCTCTGACGCGGCCTGCATCTTCGACGCCGGGATGATGTACTCACTGCCCGCCTCGCCCACCAGGCCGACGGTGGGGCGGTTGACGTAGCCGCCCTCGGCGAAGGCGGGGATGGTGACGGTTCCGATCAGGCCAAGCTGCGGGCCGCCGGCTACAGCCGAAAGCCGGTTGAAGCCGCGAATCAGATTGTTGACGACGCCGGTGACGCTGTTGACAGCGTTGGCGATGAAGATCATCATCCCGCGCACGGCACGCTGGACGTTGCTGATGACGCCTGTCCAGACGCGCTGAACGAACGTGGCCGCCGACTGCATCGCCTGAGGCAGCGCCCGCACCACGGCATTCCAGGCGTCGCTGATCGGCCGCGTGACGTAGGTATTGAACAACCCTGAGATGGCCTTGAAGCCCGAGACCAGGCCCGACATGCCGGCCTGTGCGAGCTTCGGGATGCTGTTCCAGAGGTCGGCCCAGAACTTCCTGATTGGCTCGCCCCATTCCCAGAGCCAGGCGGCGAACTGCATCAGCGGCTCGCGGAATGCAATGGCCATCGCCACCACAGCCGCAACGGCCAGCACGGTCCAGCCGACGGGGCCGGAGAAGAAGGCCAGCAGGCCGGGAATGAGGGTGCCGGTGATGAACGCCAGCATCCCGGAGAACAGAGCGGTGATGCCGGCGATGGCAGGGCCGATCGCGCCGAGCCAGCCGGCGATGGTGGCGCCCAGCTGCAGGCCCGCCAGTGCGCCGGCCACCGAGACGATGGCGGAGATAGCCGGGGCCAGCAGCACGAACGCAGCCACCAGGGCAGTGACGCTGCCGATCAGCACCTGCAGCGGGCCGGGCAGCTTTGTGAAGCCCTCAGCCATGCCGGTCACCGCGTCGATCAGGGGATTGATGGCCGGCAGCAGCACTGTGGCGATCGCAGCACCGAGCCGACCCATTGAGGCGCCGATCTGCACCTGTTTGTCGTTGAAGTTGTCGGCCGCGTTGGCAAAGTCCGTTGTGAAGGTTGGGATCAGCTTCTCAACTTCCTCTCGTGGCATCGCAAACATTGCTGCCAGCTGTGGCCCGGCCTTGCCGTAAATGTCAAACAGCGCTGCCGTTCGCTCCATCTCGGTAGGCAGCTTTTGCAGGGCGTCAAAGAGATCCATGAACACCTCGCCGGCGCCGCGCTGCGAGCCGTCTGCATTGCGCAGGGCGATGCCGAGCTGTGCGTAGGCGTCCTGCGCTCGCTTATTGCCGTCCTGGATTGCCTTCACCTGCGCCTCGGCTGCGGCCTTAATCTGCGCAATGCGCTCTGCTGATGCCTTCGCAACAATCGCCTTTTCTGCCTTGGCGCGATCCTCTAACTGCTTCTTCTGTGCCTCCGTAGCGGCTTTCTCAGCCTCCTGCTCAGCTGTCCTGCGATCGTCGATCGCCTGCTGCGCTGCCTCTTGCTGGTCGCGGTAGTAGCGGCTCCGCGCCTTGGCTTGCGCCTCAAAGCGATCCCTGAGCTGATCCAGCTCGTCGCCCTGCTGTTCCTGCAGCTGCTGCAGTAGCTGCTCCCTGGCAGCGTCGTTCAGGGTCTTGTCGTTCTTGATCTGCTTCTGGCGCAGCTCGTAGCGCTTTTCAATCTCACGCTCCAGTGCTCGTTGCCTGCCTTCTGCCTGCTCGCGCTCCGCATCCTGGCGGTCATCAAACGAGTCGTTCAGGAGCTTCTCCTCCTGTCGATACCGGCGGTTGATCTCGCGCATCCGCTGGTCGGACTCGCGCTCCAGCACCGCGATGCGCTGATCCTTGGCCCGCTCGATGGCGTCGACCTGGCGCTGCTCACCGTCGCGGACCGCCTGGATCTGGCGTTCGGCGCCGCTCTTGATCGTGGCCACCTTCTGCGCGTCGGCCTGCTCCAGCAGCCGCACCTGATCGGCGATGCTCATCTTCAGCTGCGCCGTGCCGCCAGCGACAGCGGTCGCCGTTGCATTGCTGGCCGCGCTGGTGGAGTTGCCGATCGCGATGGCGGTCTTCGTGAGCGCCTTGCCCACATCGTCGATCGTGGCGCCGCTCATCTCCGCCGCAGTCTTCAGCTGGCTCAGCCGCTCGACACTGACGCCGGTGCGGATCGACATGTCCCGCAGGTTGTCGGCGGTGTCGATCGCGCTTTTGCCGAGGGCCACCAGGCCCGCGCCGGTGGCTGCACCAGCCAGCGCACCGAACACCCCGCCGATCCCGCTGAGGCCGCTCAGCGCTCCCTTGAGTCCGCCTGAGACTTTCTTGGCCGTGTCATTCAGCCCGCCCAGTGCATTGCCGAGGGCGCCAATCTTCCCCTCACCCTGCACGTCAGCCTTGATCTTCAGCAGCGCCTCCATCAATGCCATCAGCGCTTCCCTCGCTTGGGCTCTTTCGGCTGGGCTTCCTTGTTGATCAGTTCCCTGGCGCGGCTCTCCATCACCTGCAGATCCTCCAGGGTCTGGCGCCTGTCATTGACAGTGTAAAGATCCATCATCTGCAGCACCACGCCATAGTCCAGGCCGATCACTCCGCCGCCGCTGGTGCGCCATTGCGTCTGACATTGCAGGAACATCAGCACCGCATCGAGGTGCTCAGGCCAGACGCCATACTCCGGCGGGTGCAGCATCTCCGGCGGCAGGCAGGACGCATCGGCGCCGTAGGCCTTGAGGTCTTCGAGGAGGTCATCATTCGCGCCGCCTGCACCACCCCACCAGTGGTCAGCGGCGCCGGTCAGTTTTTTGCCTTGGCCTTCGCGTGCGCCTCGAAGAACGTCTCGACCAGCACATCGGCGACGGTTGCCACCTCCAGCAGCTGGGACTTGTAGGCCTCGCTGAACTCCACCGGCGAGCCGTCCGCGTTGGTGATGCCGGTCCAGCCGGCGAGGATCTCGCCCGCGATCTCGCGGGTGGGGATGCTCTCCAGCGGCTGATCACGCACCGCGGCGGCCTTCATCGCCTGGTATTGCAGCTGTACCTCCTCCATGCGGCTCTGGGGCAGCCGGCGGAAGATGGCCTCGAACTGATGGGTTCTGTATTTGCCGCCGTCTTGCAGCTCCCGGATGGTGATCGGGTGCGTGAAGGTCGGCGACTGCTCAAGGACGAACGCCATCAGGTCAGCACCAGGGAGAACTCGTCATTCCCAGCACTGGTGGGAACCGGCATGAACGGCAGGTTGAGCATCATCACGCCGTCACTGTCGCCATAGGTCGGGCCGTCCAGATTGCAGGTCGGCGCGTTGAAGGTGACGATGTTGCCGGCGGTCTGGCCGTGCTGCCAGCCGATCGCGCCAAGCGTCTGCGCCGACACCAGGGCGAAGAAGTCCTTTTCGCCGGTGCCACTGCCAGCCAGCGGGGCCTCGATGCTGATCTCACCCGACGGCGCCCGCTGGGTGATGGGGATGTTCTGCGCGCAGCCCATCAGCTGGCGGAAGGGCGTTTCGTTGTTGAGCGCCAGGCTGAACGACTCCATGCAGGCGGAGAAGCTGAAAGCCGTCACGTTCGTCGTGTTCTGGCTGTTGGCCACCACCGGCGCGGCCTGGTTGGCGAAGGTCGGGGTCAGCGGCGTGCCCTTGGCGACGGCGTTGTAGATGCCCATGAACTCGTAGCTGATGCGCGGGATCTCGCCGGCCGCCAGGTTGATCGTCGCCGTGCCGCGCGCGCCGGTCACCAGGTGGCGGTTTCCGTCCGCGTTGAAGTCCAGGCTGAGCCCCACAATGCCCGTGCTGGCCGGGGTGTAGGTCACGCTGACGCCAGCGCTGACTGCTTCGCCGAATCCGCAGGCCCGCAGGCAGCGGCCCCATCGGGGCGCGGTGCCTGCAGTGCCGGAGCCGGCCAGTTCAACATCGAAGGTGACCGACGCCATGCGCTGGCCGACGGTCTTCTCCCTGTTGCCAAAGAACGGCAGCACCAGCTCCCGATCCAGAAGCTCAACCTCCAGCGGATTGATCTCCAGGTTCGACACCAGCAGGGCGTCAGTCTCGGCGAATGTCGGCGCCGTGCCATAAGTGGACTCGACCGCTGCCAACAGCAGCCGCTTACGCGTGAACAGTGGCATCGCTCGGAGAATCGACGGGTTCGGGCATCACCGGCGCGGCGGCAGGTTGCTCCTGGTTGATCCAGCGGCCGGTGTCAGGATCCAGCAGATAACTGCCGCCATCGCGTGGGATCGGATCAGGTTCAGGCCGTGAGCGAGCCATGCAGCGGGTTACTCCACTGCTCACAGGCTATGGACTGCTCAGATCATCCACGGCCGTGCGATAGCGGACCTGGTAGGTGTTCACCTGCCAGAGCGATGTGAGGTCTGCTTTGTCGCGTTGCGGGTCGGACAGAGTGGGCACAATGTCGATCACCAGGCCGCCAAGCGTGCGATCTGCCATCAGCTTGCTGTGTGCAT